ATATATCGCGTTGACTGAAAGGGCCGATATAGAAATCGTACCCAAACTTAGGTTTACCGAGGTTATTATCTGAGCAATAGGTATTGAATTTCTTTACAAACTCTGTCACGGTACAGAACTCCTCGGGATCGATTTTTATATGATGCGACTGCATAAAATTCTCCAATGTGGATACAGCACCCGCAATCTGCTTTTGAATATCTTTGAAATAACTGGGTACGACGTTCCAAATGTCCTTCTTAGCGTATTTCTGTGCGTATTCTAGATATGCGCGTACACACTTTTGTAAAATACAAGGCAATTCCGCCTCGAGCTTATGTTCTAGAGTGGGATCCGCATCCTTCACTTGCTTTCCAAAGTTTACGGTGAGAATGCGACGGAGGACACTTCCAGAATTATCCTTCCAATGTGGAACTTCATTACCCCCCAAAATACCCGGCGTCGTCCATTCCATAGAATGTGCCTTCTCATGTTTTACCGCGATAGATACATCTTCACCGCTCACGATAGACTGAAACTCTGCTTGTTCGAGCGCCAAATCGTTCTTGACTTCTGGAGCGATAAACATGAAAGCATCCTTGATAGCAGAAAGACCGAATTTCCTTTCAACGTTGTTTGAGAGTGTTTTAACATCCTCAGTGCAATAAAACTTACGCAGAACCTTTGTGATGATAGTCGATTTGCCTGATCTCGCCACACCCTTTAGGAACGGGATAACTTGCCATCCATCTATGTCATTCACGTCATAACACAAGCGCCCACACATGACATAAATCCATCTCGCAACATCTTCATCAAACTGTTGGTAATCAAAGATTGATTTGAAGTGTGGAGTTGGTATATCGTACCAATCCTCGAGGTGGGTGTAATTAGGAAATTCTTGATCGAAATATTTACAGCTCACGATAGACTGATCGAGACTCTTAAACTCCTTAGATTCATAATCATAAAATTCAGCCGTGTATAAACCGGTTTTATCTGACCATTTCTTCGCTACAAAAACACCATTATCAAAAGACCACACGTGTCTGTTCTTTGTAATATCGGGAAACTGCATATCGTTTATATTTGTAAGATGTGTTATAACATCCTTATAACCCGTACCTCTCGAAGTGAGATTTTTCCACAAATCGAACCAAGTCTCCTTTCTACCGACACTATACACAAACTCGCTTATACTTTGTTTAGGCTTCCACGCCCTAGACGGGCATCCAGTTTTTGTCATGATCTGCTCACAACAGTACCCCTTGTATCTTCTAATGTTATGCGAATATAGGTGCTTTAGACATTGAATAATCGCCTGCTGGTAAGGTGAGAGTTCATCCACTTTGTTAATGGTGGATACACGAAAAATAGCAGGATCGGATTCGGGGTTAATGGGTACGTATGTTGGATTATTTACTCGTTCCATGATACGCGCAGCACGGAAAACGATCGTCCACGCATCATCTACTTGATCGATCAGACGGTTTATACGAGTGGCGAGGGTTGTATCCTGATCATTTTTATCCAATTCTTCCAGCATTTTAAGTTCATTGGCTTTGTGATATATTTCACAAACATGATCACGGATCTGTACGTATTTAGTCACGACACGTTCTATGTCTATTATTTTGGGCATACCTTTTTGGTCAAGTTCTTCGGGTAAGAAAAACATATTATACCCTAGACGATAAGGAATCTTAGGGTCGTTTTTGTGATATATGTCCCAATACTCTTCGAGTTCTGATAGGTGGGATACGAGCTTTTCATTATTGAAAGTTTTAATTTCGTTCGCCCATAGCGCTTGGTTCGCTTCGTTCGGGTCCGCACTTTCATTAATGAAATGTGTCGCCTCTGACATTTCTATTATAATACTTCATTTTTCTAAGCTACTATTTTTGGAGGGTGGTCAAAAGTTTGACTAAAATTTTATTTTGGATTTCGAGTTGTCGACCCATGTTTACCAGGGCGCTACATATAGTATCACCATCTTCCGTCATGAGAGTGGAACCCAATAAAGTTTCCATGGTCATGTATTGCTCAATATCATCTTCATCCTCATATTCGTATTCATTCATATCAACTTCTTCATCGGCGATTTCCTCTTCATCGGTAATTTCCTCTTCATCGGTGATTTCCTCTTCATCGATTTCCATCTGAGCTGGTGTTTCGGTATCGGACATTTATTTATGTTCAGGAAAAATCGGTACGATTTTTTCGCACTTTACCCGAAATTATTTTCTTGCTATATAGTACAACAACAACAAAATGGCCGGTGGTCTTATGCAACTCGTCGCTTATGGAGCCCAGGATGTCTATCTGACTGGCAACCCTAAGGTTACTTTTTTTCAGGCGGTTTACCGTCGCCACACTAACTTCGCTATGGAGAACATCGAGCAGACCGTCAACGGTACTGCCGCTAACTCCGGTCGCGTCTCTGTTACCATCGCTCGTAACGGTGATCTCGTCGCGGACATGTACGTAGAGATGGAGTCTGCGGAAGACACCTGTCTTTCCACTGACCTCGAAGCCACCAACGAGTGGATCGCCGAACGTGCGATCAAGGACGTAGAATTATCCGTGGGTGGACAGCGTATTGACAAGCACTACCAGACCTGGTGGCGCCTCTACTCCGAGCTCTACCTCGATGCCTCTAAGAAGGTTAACTACGGTAAGATGACTACCGGTGTTTCCGGTAAGAAGGTATACCTTCCTCTTATTTTCTTCTTTAACCGCAATCCTGGACTGGCCCTCCCACTAATTGCCCTGCAGTACCATGAGGTCCGTCTCGATTTCGATTTAACTGCTGAGCTGTCTACATACATCACCCCCAGCTCTTTCAAGGTATACGCCAATTACATCTACCTCGACACTGAGGAGCGTAGGCGTTTTGCCCAGAAGGGCCACGAATACCTCATTGAGCAGGTTCAGCACACTGGAACTGATACCCTCTCCGCCGGTTCGAACCAGAAGAGGCTTTCGTTCAACCACCCCGTCAAGGAGCTTGTGTGGTGCCTCTCCCCCGCTAACAAGACTTTCAACAACATGTGGAACTTCACCACTAAGTCTGGCGTCACCGCGAACGACCCCCAGCTTGGTTCTTCCCTCGTCGATGCAGCCGCGGGGGCTCAGGTCGCCCACGACCTTGGCAACTGCCCCAGGATTGTCGCCGCCGCGACCTCCGCCGCTTGGTCCGATGATGCTTGCTCTAACATGACTGACATGAAGCTCGTTCTCAACGGCCAGGACAGGTTCAAGGAGCAGGGTTCCAAGTATTTCAACGCCGTCCAACCCTTCAACCACCACTCCGGTACCCCCATGCCCGGTGTGTACTCTTACTCCTTCGCGCTCAAGCCCGAGGAGCACCAGCCTACCGGCACGTGCAACTTCTCCCGCATTGATAACGCGCAGGTTGCTATTAACACCGTCAGCGCCGCCGCGGGCGCCCCCGTCACCCTCAACATGTTCGCGGTCAACTACAATGTCCTCCGCATCCAATCGGGTATGGGTGGTCTTGCCTTCTCTAACTAAGCATACAAATCAAATTTGTATTTGCTATTAAAATTAATTAATAATTCAACTTTAAAAAGTATTAAATCGTGCTTTTTAAAATTGAAGAAAAAATTAACAGGATAGTATAATAATGGCTTCGGTATACGCTGTCGCGAACCCTTCCGGTCACCCCCGTGTTCCTAAGGTTCGCAAAAATTTTAAAATTACACTTCGTACACCTATGGGGCAACACTCTTTTGAGTGTGATAAGTCTACATACATATTGGATGCGGCGGAAAATAATAACATAGAACTTCCGTATTCGTGTCGCACGGGTATGTGTTCGGCGTGTACAGCGAAACTCGTATGGGGTGGGATAGATCAATCGGAACAATCGTTTTTAAATGATGCGCAGGTTAGTGATGGGTTTGCTTTATTATGTGTCGCATATCCCACACAAGATTCCATGATTGAAGCTGACGTGGAAGATATGCTCGATGTTAAAGCTGATATGTCAATACTATATGACGAATCTTAAAGAAAACATTATATATTCAATAAAATGACTAACAGATTGTATACGGATGGTAGTTGCCTCGGTAATCCGGGAAGGGGTGGGTGGGCTGCTAAGTGCCTAGGATTTTTTGAAATTACTGGTGGATCACCTAAAACTACTAATAATATCATGGAAATGACAGCCGTAATAGAAGGTTTGCGTAAATCTTATAAATGCGGAATTCGTGATGTGGCTGTGTACACGGATAGCTTTTACGTTCGTAATGGTATCAAAAGTTGGATTCATAAATGGAAATTAAATAATTGGAAAACATCGTCGGGATCTGATGTTAAGAATAAAGAACTTTGGGTACAGATGGATTCCGTGTCAAAATTATTCGATAATATAGATTGGATTTGGGTTAAAGCACATAACGGAGACCCAGATAATGAATATGTGGATCAAGAAGCGAGAAGGATCGCAAATTCTTTCCATAATAGTGTATAAAGATGTCATGTCATATAAATAAAGATGGTTGAAAAGAAAGAAGAATCCACTACGCGCATGTCATATGAAGGTCGTGAACAGATGTATTCAGAATCACGCAATAAAGCAGCTACGAAAGCTATGAATGCCGATAAAGTTCGATACAAGTCGAATAATGAACCATTTAAGTTTTTATGTTTTCTAAAAAACCGACTCGAGAGTCTCGAATCGCGTAAAACTTCGGTCGTCGAAGAGGGCTTTCTTAAAAAGGGATTTACGAAAAGGTATAATGAACGTTTGTATGATAAGACGAAAAAGATTATCGAATCTTTACAAACATAAAGAAATACGTCATACAATAGATATATGAAGCTACTCATTAAAAAGCTTTCTGAGCACGCGCTAATTCCTACGCGCGCATCTCCTGGATCTGTTGGATATGATCTGTATAGCATTGAAGATATGCACATTCTTCCATACCAACGTGGTATAGTATGCACCGGAATCGCAGCGACTATTCCTATGGGTGTATACGGACGTATCGCACCCCGTTCCGGCCTCGCTGTAAAACATGGCGTACAAACCGGTGCGGGTGTTATTGACCCTGATTACACTGGTGAATTGAAGGTTATCCTTTTTAATCATGGAAGTGAAAAGTTCGAAATTAAAAAGGGTGATCGTATTGCGCAGCTCATCTTAGAGAAGTGTGAAACACCTTTGATCGATGAAGTTGAAGAAATAAAGGATACACAGAGAGGAACCCGTGGATTTGGTTCTTCTGGATAAATATAAAATTAATTAATTACCAAATGCTACACCTGCTAGACCATTCTTCACCCTGAGAATGTTGTAGTTTACTGTATACACACGTAGCATGCTCGGAGATCCGGCAACGGTGAGGTTCTTTAATACGAGTTTCGAATTATCAACCCTAGAAAAGTTTAAGCTACCACTGGGCTGGGAGCCGTTTAGTTTGATACAGAAAGGCCATGTGAAAAGAGGAACACTGTCAATAACACCGGAAGGTAAGACGGTGCAGTGCATTTCGGGTACGACGTTATGATGGTACGTATCGGACATGTCTTCGAAAAGGGGTTGACCGTTAATGTAGAGTGTGGCGGAATCGAACTTGAGTTCGTTATCCCAAGCCGTGCCATCAGCGGCTGATGATATGAGGTGGATAGCCTTAGAAGGGTGGTTGAAATATGTGAGATCAACATCAACGGTAGTATCAGTGATGTTGGCGGTATCCATGATTTGGTGTTGCGTCTGAGTTATAAGAATTTCCTGTTCAGTGTTAAGCAGCCTATTACGCTCCTCTGTATCGAGGTAGACGTAATTAGCGTATACCTTGGGTGTCGCACCAAAACCGGTTAAACCAGACCTACACTTAATTCGTATTTCTACCTCATGATATTGCATAGCAACTAAAGGTAAAGCCTTAGTCCAATCTTCACTGAAGAAGAAAGGGATAACGAAATAATCGGAACCTTGAGTTCCAGTCCTCGCTGATTTAGCATTTTCGGACGCTACCGCAGTGGTCACGGCGCATGAAGCCTTAGCCGAGGTATCGTTATATAAAACGTTGTGAACACCCTGGATAAATAAAGAATCGAGTTTACATACCTGTTGACCACCTATGAGAAGGGTAAACTCGGTGGCGGATTGACCAGTTGCAAAAAGACCGGTGTCGCCTAATGCAGTTTGAATTTCTGGAGCCTCGATCCAGACATAGCTCAAGAGATCACCCTTGGACTTGATAGGGATGGTGACTTCGGCACCACCATTGAACTGACCGATGTAATCGACACGTTCGGGCTTGATCGCAAAATTTGTATGGCGTCGGAAATTTTGACGGAAAAATGATACTTCGGGGTCCCCTGTGATGTACACATCTTGGGCACCCTTGG